CACTATCGAGCACACCCTAGTGGGGTAGAATGTATTGAAATTACCGAGCACATGAACTTTTGTTTGGGTAATGCAATAAAATATATTTGGAGAGCTGGAGTTAAAAGTGAAGATCCAGTAGAAGATTTAAGTAAAGCAGTATGGTATTTAAATAGGGAGATAGCAAAAATTGAAAAGGATCAAGAAAAAAGAGTCAGAGAACTTATCCGATACCAATATACAGAAAGTGATAACCCTCTTGAATGCGCAGGATGGGGCATCTCCTATAACAAAGAAGGAAGCCTGCAGCCTCCTGAATATAGCATACAATACAACACGACTCCAGAAAATCATAGATGACTTTCTGGAAACGAAAGCGTATAGAGAAAAAAGAAAATCGCAAAATAGAGGAAAAGCAGCCACAACAGCCGAAGTGGCAGATGCGGTTACTGGATTCTTATCCGGCGAACCCATCTCTACAATTGCAGCAGGACTTTATCGTTCATCCGGATTTGTTAAAAGCATCATCGAGAGGGTGGGCGTACCTCAAAAAGAGGAAGGACGGTACGACTTTCTTCCAGAAGAATGCGTGGCCGAATCATTCGAAGAGGGAGAAATAGTCTGGTCGGCCAAATACCATGGCCCTGCCATAATTCGGGCAGAATTATCAGTAGATTATCAAGCTGAAATGCCAGGGTACAAAGATGTAAACTATGAAAAGAAGTATGGTAGCAAAGCATACAATATTTGGGTAATTGAAAAAATTGATGACGATTACAGTGAAAGATGGACAACTGCAACTGGAGGCGGTTTTGCTGCAACTCAGTTGGCATATGATTTAGGCAAGCTGTCACACCTAAAAGAATACGGAGTCGATTTATCACGTATCTAAAAAAATTTCTTGACTTTCATCTTCAATAGAAGTATAATATGTGTATTGAAGATGAGGGAACCAATGGGAGACCGATTTTATTTATCACAACTAGCGGCTCTGGGAAATTGTCCTGGAGCTACCATTTCACAACGTAGAAGGAAACGAAGAATGGCATGGGATGACGAAAAGAAAGCAGCGGTAATCGAGCAATACGAAGCTGCAAATCCAACTCCAGAAAATAGTATGGAGATCGTCGCGGAGCTTGCGGATGAGTTTGAAGAGTCACCAAACGGTGTTCGAATGATTCTTACCAAAGCAGGCGTATATGTAAAGAAGAGCCCCGCTTCTGGTGGCAGCAAACCAGCCTCGAATGGTGGTAGCGGGCGAGTATCAAAAGCTGCTGCTATCGAAAGTTTGTCTGCTGCAATCTCTGATGCAGGCCAAGAAGTTGACCAAGAAATTCTTGATAAACTTACTGGTAAGGCGGCTGTATACTTTACAGGTGTTATTTCAGCAATTAATTCATAAAGTTTTGCTCCTAAGATGATGAGGACGGTAGAAAATTCTGCCAACCCGCTTCTTAGGAGCACTTGTGAAAAAAGAAGAACTAGCACGACTCGTAAATGAGTATGGTGACGCGGTAATAAGTTACCGAAGTGAAAATAGTGGTAAACTCAAATATAATGTTTGCACGCTAGACTTCTCTACACCTTATATCCAAGACAAAAGAAATCGGGCAAAAGAGTCTGACAGTACTCTTTTGCTTTTTTGTTGGGATACAGACTCATATAGATTATTAAAGCCAAAAAATGTAACTAGCGTAGTTCCGCTAGCATCCATTTTAAAGAATGGAGATTAGACATGGAACTTCACGCATCTCCAGAAATGTACGAACGTATTGTACATTATGATGAAGAAAAAGAAATACAGATACGATTAACTGTAAGTACGTTTCGTGGTGTAGAGTATTTACATTTAAGAAAATATTATCTTAGCTTTGATGAAGAGTGGTGCCCTACTCCAGATGGAGTTGCATTTCCTCTTGACTTTAATAACAGTCGAGAACTTTTCTCAGGGCTAGTAGAGATACTTAGCCTTGCAGAAAGCAAAGAAATCATAGAAGAACATTTTTCTGATCTTATCCAGGACTTATACATAAAATAATTCTTGACTTTTCTTTCTTCTTTCTGTATAATATATGGTCTGAGTGAGGAAATATATGAAAGATTTTATTGAAAAAGCAAGTGCTTGTTACTACTCTGGTGCTCCGATTATTTCGGACGAAGAGTTTGACGCTCTTGTTAAAAAGTATAATTACGATCAAGTGGGCTATCAGGTAACTGATGGAGTGCCCCACTTATATCGTATGTACTCCCTTCAAAAAGTTTTTAGTTTAGATGATATTCCTACGCCTAACTCAAAGTACATTCGTACTCCAAAGTTAGATGGAGCTGCTGTGTCTTTACTTTATGTAAATGGGCACTTTGCACTCGGATTGACGCGAGGCGACGGTAATCTTGGCCGAGATGTTACCACCAAACTAGAAGAGCTTGTACCTGCTACTGTGCCGTTCGGCGGAGAGTTGCAGATTACCGGCGAAGTAGTTTGTCCCTCGTCTGTCACCAATGCGCGCAATGTCGCATCGGGGTTGTTAAACCTTAAAGACATTTGTGAATTTCGGGCGAGAGCCCGGGATTTAGTCTTTGTCGCTTACGACATGCATTTTAAGTCTGACTATACTTATTACGAATCTGCAATGGACGCATTGGCCCATGAAGGATTTAATGTTGTTACGACCTTCGACCACTCCAACTATCCAACAGATGGTTGGGTGTACCGTCTTAACAATCAAAAATCTTTCAAGAAAATGGGATATACAGCTCATCACCCTCGCGGCGCTTTTGCTCTTAAAGAGCAGAAGGAGGGCGTACATACAGAATTACTCGATGTTGTGTGGCAAGTTGGCAAGTCAGGCGTAGTCAGCCCAGTTGCTATTCTTAGTCCGGTCGAAGTGGAAGGAGCCATTGTGAGCAGGGCTACTCTACACAACATTGAGTACATTCGCAGCCTGGAACTAGAGATAGGTTGCACGGTAGAAGTTATTCGCAGTGGAGATATCATTCCACGAATTGTTCGCAGGGTAGACCTGCCAAAAAATAGTTCTTGACTTTTACCTCAACTTTTCGTATAATATATTTTACATTTTCGGAGTAGTCTAAATGTTCAAAGAAATCGTACCGCCTACGGAATGTCCGTCTTGTTGTGGTGAGCTTTCTTTTGTCCGCGATATTCTATATTGTCACAATATTAGTTGCGCGGCACAGAAAGCTAAAAAGATTGAGCATTTTGCAAAAACTCTGAAGATTAAGGGTCTCGGCCCTGCAACTATTGAGAAGTTAGAAGTTGAAGACTTTGATGAGATTTACCAGTTTAATATCGAAGAGCTTTGCCACAACTTGGGCGATAAGCTAGGTACTAAACTGTATCAAGAAATCTGGAACTCTGCTTCTGCTCCCCTCAATATGGTATTACCTGCTTTTGGTATTCCTTTAATCGGAAAAACGGCAACGATGAAGCTGTCTGAGACTGTGCAATCTATTACTGAAATTACACCAGACACTTGTAAGCGTGCCGGATTGGGCCCGAAAGCAACAGAAAGTTTATGTGATTGGCTGGATAATCATTTTTACTGCTTCTATGACGGGGCTTTGCCTTTTGATATGAAGTTTGTAAAACAGAAACAAACTGAAATACTCGGCGCTGTATGTATCAGTGGACGTTTGAAAAGTTTCAAAACTAAAGCTGAGGCCGCCGAAGTTCTATCCTCCTATGGATATGAAGTTAAATCTAGCCTTACAAAAGATGTAACGATTCTTGTAAATGAAAGTGGCGTAGAATCGGCAAAAACTAAACAAGCCAGAGATTCTGGTATAAATATTGTCACGGATTTAAAATCCTTTTTGGAGAAAACATATGGCACTTCCCAAGTGGACTGATGAGCGCACTGCCGCTCTCACTAATTTTGTTGGGGGCGAAAGCCCCGTATCTCAAGCTACTGTTGCAGAAGCAGCAGAGCAGCTTGACACCTCTACTCGTTCTATCTCTAGCAAGCTGCGAAAGATGGGATTTGAAGTAGAACTTGCTTCTGCTGCAGCTGGAAAATCTTTCAGCGAAGCCCAAGAAGCAACCCTCCGCACCTTCGTTACTGACAACTCTGGTCAGTACACTTATGCTCAAATCGCAGAGCATTTCGAAGGTGGTGCTTTCTCTGCCAAGTCTATTCAGGGCAAGATCCTGAGTATGGAGCTGACTGACCACGTTAAGCCTGCTCCAAAGGTAGAAAGCGTTCGTACCTACTCACCTGAAGAAGAAGCAACTTTTGTTTCTATGGTAAACAACGGCGCATTTGTTGAGCAAATCGCTGAAGCTCTGGGACGCTCTGTCAACAGTATTCGTGGTAAGGCTTTGAGCCTGCTGCGCTCTGGTGATATCAATGCTATCCCTCGCCAAGAAAACACAAAAGGTGCTTCTAATGCAGATCCTCTTGCGGATCTCGACGTAGCTTCTATGTCTGTAGAGGCTATTGCCGAAGCAATTGGCAAGACTCCTCGTGGTGTTAAGACTATGCTTACTCGACGCGGTTTGACTGCTTCTGACTACGATGGCGCTGCTAAAGCCGCCAAAGCTGCTCAGTAATTTTATTTGATGTAGGCGGCTGGCTCTCTTATGGGGGCCGGCCTTTTTATGTTCGGGGGAACAGTTGAATATTTCCAGTGCTTTAATAAAGCAGTGTATTTCATTGTGCGACTTTGAAACGTGGACATATCTGCGTAAAGAGTACCTGCCCAGTGAATTTCACTTGCTATATGACCACATTGATAAGCATTGCGAAAATTTTCATACGTTCCCTACGTTCGATGATCTCAGATTAAGTATTCGCCACTCTGCCACCAGAGATAAATTATTAGCTCTGGAAAAGATAGATGTGGATATAGATCCAAATATTCTACTTGAGTATTTGAAAAATGAATACACTCAAAAAGAAATTCTCAACTCTCTTGATCGTTACATTGATAATTCAGTGCTGTTTGCCAGCGCCCAAGAATCAATAGAAGAACTACACCAGATTGTTCTGGATGTAGAAGATAAAGTTGATCTTGAAGTACCGCAAGAGAGTATGCAACGAATTAGTTTGTTGGCTCCTCAAGAAGAGCGTGACAAACTAATGGGTCTTGGACTGAATACAGAGTACGATAGAGACTTTATGTTTAGCCCCAAAGACCTTGTACTTATTGGAGGCAGACGTGGACAAGGTAAATCTGTTACCTGTACTAATATTGCTCACAATGTGTACCAATCTGGCCGTTCAGCTATCTACTTTACTATTGAAATGGATAGTCGTTCAATATTGCAACGATGTTGTGCGATCGCTACTGGCATACCTCAGAACAGAATCGCTTCAGGGAACTTAACAAACCTGGAGTTTGAAAGAATGGCGGCTTGGCAAGCTGCTCGTTTTGTGAATGGGCAGGAAAGATATAAAGAATACCTTGAAAGCATCACTCGTGATTACAACGAGTTTCATCATAAACTTACATCTCAGCATGAGCTTCTCCCGACTCAGCAGCTGGATGTTGTCTATGACCCGGGACTGACTCTTGCAAAAATAAGAGCAGAACTGGACAAGAAAGTCGGACGTATAAACGCAGGTGTAATTATCGTAGATTATATCAACCAGGTTAAGCGTTCTACTGTACCCTCTCGAGGAGGTCAGTACGACTGGACGGAACAGATTGAAGTAAGTAAAGCTTTAAAGTCTATGGCGCAAGAGTATGATTGTACTGTAGTATCCCCGTATCAAATTGATGCCACTGGCGAAGCTCGCTTTGCAAAGGGTATACTTGATGCGGCCGATGCGGCTTTTACCTTGGAAACTTATGACCAAGGAGAAGAAGATCCAATTACTTTTAACTGTACTAAAATGCGGTCTGCCAGCATGAAAAGTTTTACTTCTACTATAGACTGGGAAACTCTAAAAATAGGCCCAGACACTGCACTCACTCCAAAAGAAAGAGAGAATGCAGCAGCGCAAAGCGAAGAAGAAGTTTACGACCTCTGATAAAAATATTTCTTGACACTCCCGTTGATTTGGTGTATAATATATGCTTAATTACGGGAGTTTTTTATTTATGGGAATTTTTTATGGATCGTTACGCCATGATGTCACGGGAAGAAAGAAGCGTAGTTATGCGAGAAAAACTAAGGCTCGCCCGAGAGGGGATATTCATGTCCCTCAGCGAGCTAGTTTCCGTCGGAGTGTGCCTGAGTACCCCTCATGTCCCGATACAGCTGGAGTTGCCGCTAGAGTGGAATCGCCACGTTACACCGGAACCCTTGTTAAAGGTATCGGAACCATGCACAAATCAAACGCTGTCCCAATCATTAATGAAGAAGAAATGAAAGATATTGCAAGGATGAGAAGATAATGCACGATGCACTTATGGAACATTGGAATAGTAGAGATATCTGCCCTAACTGCGGAGAAACATTAGAAGGAGATGGGTACAGTAATGGAAATCCTATACGGTGCCCCAATGCATTAGAAGAGGACTGGTGGTACAGCGAACCAGACAGTGGGCCGTGGTATTGTAATATTGATGAAGATAATTATGAAGAGCCTACAGAATTAGATGAGTGGGCGTCTTTTGATCCGGACTGTTAATGAACGTAGAAGATTTATTAAAATCTAAAAATATTAGCTACATTCCGAAAGGAAAAGATTTTGTAGTAAGTTGTCTCAACCCTGAGCACCCCGACAGAAATCCTAGTATGAGAATAGATCAAATTACTGGAATATTTAATTGTTTTTCTTGTGAGTACAAGGGAAGTATTTTTAAGCATTTCGGGGAACGGGCAGACAAAATGGAGATGAAGCGGCAGCTTCTAAAGAAAAAGATTAGCGAAAAAAGACTAGAAAATATTAGTCTCTCAATGCCAGAAGGATACATGCCTTATGTTGGTAATTGGAGAAATATACGACCCGAGACATATGCTTCATTCGAGGCATTTATTCACTCGGGCAAAGATTTTGTCGGTAGAATATGCTTTCCGGTACGAGATAGGGCAGGAAATATTATAGCATTTCAATCTCGTACAACAACTAATCAAACACCTAAGTATTTATTTAGTCCGCCCGGGACTAAGCTCCCCCTGTTCCCAGTGGTAGAGCCAATACAGTCTAGTATAATTTTTGTGGAAGGTATATTCGACGTATTAAATTTACATGATAAAGGACTAACAAATGCAGTTTGTTGTTTTGGAGTTAAAAATGTAACAATAGAAAAGTTACAAGTCTTGGCAGTGCAGGGAATAGAACGAATAGAAATTTTTCTTGATAACGACGAAGCCGGACAAAAAGGGGCCGAAACAATACGAACTCTATGCGAAGAAGTAGGAATCTCTACAAGAAACATAGCATTTGGAAATAAACACATAGACGCGGGGGCTTTAACAGAGTCTCAAGTACTTAAATTAAGGAATAAATTATATGGCTAAGGTAGCGATAGTAGAAAAGCAGCCTAGTAAAATTAATTACGAAAAATACTTTGATTTTGACTTTGATAGATTTCATTTATGTTCTGATCCATCTATCAAAAGAATACTTAAAAAACATACAGACATTGAAATTGATATAGACAGCTATGATTGGCTAGTGCTTGTAGGCTCTGAGCCTGTAAAGCATTTTACAACTGTTAGTTCAGTAACAGATTACTCTGGTAAAAAAGTAGATAAAAAGTTTTTACCAGTTATAAGCCCTGCAATGCTAGCATTTAAACCAGAAGCGAAGAAAGCCTGGGACGAAAGCGTTGAGAGCATTCATGCTTATGTATCGGGAGACTTCGTAGATACAGTTATAGACGATACTATCGCATGGGGCATACAAGATACGGAGGAGGCAAATGAATTTATTCAGAACGCC